GTTTCATTTTATTGCCATGTTAGTGTGAACATGATATAGTCACGTTCGTATCTGAATTTGAATTGTATTGTATCATCAATAATACGCCAACGTGCATGTCTTTCGGGCTTGCCCATGTTGGTGTACAACCAGTTAATCATTTCGGGAAACTTGCCTGGCGAAAAGTTTATTACTACTTTATGCCAATGTTTGTCATCGTCCCATTCTTTTGATGGATCATAGTTTTCAAATATCATTGGAACTTTAATAGAAAAACCAAATATAATTTTTCATCCATTATTTTATATCCATCGGTGATATTTCCGTTAACCATGTTCATTTTAATACCATAGTATTTTTCTAAATAATCTTCAAACTCATAGGCATCAAATTCTTGACTACCCTTTTGTTCTAGGTATTCTTTGCGTACAAGTTTAAGTGCATTCCAATAGTCCCATCGATTTTTGCGACGGTCTATTTCTGGATCGTCATCATCATAATCTTGAAAGGGTTTTATTGTAGCCATAAATTTCATCTAGAAAATTTGATTGCAAAGAATGTAGCATATTTATCTTCTTCTAAAGTAAGATACCATTTCTTACTCACCATTCCCGGGTCCCATTCATGTTTAGCTATCCAACCTTGTCCACCTATACTATTGTGCAAATAGTGTAGGCGTGGTCCTATTGTTTTAGCAAGCCATTGTTCTTGCTCACCAGTGAGTCCTTCAGGTAAAGGTATGCGTATCATGACCACCTCAAGATAAACCACTCTAAGTCTTTTTTATCACGAAACCAAAACCTAGCATTATTAACATACCAACGTTGTTCGGGTAAACTAACAGTTATGGTGCCATATGTTTCGACTACCCATTTAACCATGTCATTCCAATACATGTTATCACCGTTAGCCATCCAGCCCTTAGGCTGTATAGTAAAATACTTTTCTCCAAACACGGTACCTTCATCGCATATTAGCTCCATATCAATAGCCACTTGACTTGAGTAGTTCTTTAATGTCTGAGACATTATCTGATTCTCTGTTAAACTTCAATGCCCATTGCTCTGGATTAATATAATCAATGATAAGTTTAACATGGTCTGCGTCCAAATTATCTAAAAATTGAACGCCACTATCACTTTGAAATAACATCCATGGGCTTATTTTACCACGCACAATTTCATGGCAAATACGATTTACGTTAGCATAACGCAATACATCACGTGGTAATATGTTTGCAGATTCTGCAAGTTCTTCGCATGTTTTTATACTGCGATGGATAGCATCAACGTGATTTTCATGTCGTAGATATTCAATTAGATATCTGGTATAAACACTATCACTATACCAAGTATCTATTTTAATTTTATTCTTTAATAACCATTCAACATACTGACTGACATTGATTGCATTTACATCCGCACAATAATTTCCAAACTTAATAAAGGCTATGTAATATGCACTCTTTACGAATTCTTCAAATGTTTTATTCTTTTTACTTGCTGTGTTTTTACTATAAAATTGCAACCAACATTGAAAGCCTATACGATTACCTTGCTTGTCTTTATCTAGCCAACGTCTTTTGGTTTCACATATGTGTTTAACCATAGATGTTTCACGCAAGAATTCACGTTTACAAAAATCACAAGCAAATTTTGTGGGTGTGTTAATTTCCAATGTCTCGTTCATACTCTGCAAATTGCTCATCAGTTGTTATTTCATTTAACGTTTCAATATCACTTTGCTTTAAGTGAGGAAATAGCTCAGCCAAACGTCTTTTACGTTTATGACTATCAACGTATGCCTTACTAATTTCATCAATGTCATTGATATCAGCCTTAGGATATATCTTTTTATAATATTCTTTAATATCCTTTAGTTTAGCAGGTGATTCAAGTTTTGCAACCTTTTGACTGATGTTTGGTATCCATTGATGAAATTGCTTTCCCAAGCCAGGGCTAGCCGCACACAACATCAACCACTGAAGTTTAGGATGCTTGTACACGTTTTCATTAAAGAAATATTTATTGGCATAATACTCAGTACTGCTCAAGTAATAGTTTTGCAAATCACTATTACCTTTAATTGCACTAATCCATTGTATCATCATAAAAGGAACAAACTTCTTTTGTTGTTCTATTGTCAACCTATCGTAGTAACCATAATCTTTTTTATCGATAGCGGCAAGCATATCAAACAAGTCCACGTCTTGTTTTTCAAACTTTTCATCGGTTGCTACTTTTTCTTTTGCCATTTATTTTCTTAACATTTCAAGTGTAATCACGTGTGCAATACTTTGACCTAAATCTTTGTCGCCCGGGATAAGATGTAGTGTGTTGATATTTTCATCTTTACGGTCGTCATACTGACAGTATTCTAACACATGTCCGCCATTTGCAGAATAGATGGTAAAATTCATAGAAGTTTTATGATTACGGCGCTGTAGTCTGTCATGACCATCGGTCTCACATATCAACATATTGCTTTCATCTTCTTCATTGTTAAGATGTTCCATTCCAATTCTGGCTCTGTTAGCTATCCATTTATCAAACCACTTAAACATTATTACTCCTTTAGAATGCTTGACTATAATCTACTATTTCACAGTTTCTACTGATTTCTTTTACAAAATAAACACATTTTGGTTGCTCACCGTCTTCAATAGGAACACACAAAAATTGTCCATTTTTTAATCTAGGCGCATACCATGTAACATCATGATAGATATCTATAATTTCAATTGGCATAAAAGTAGGACTAAAACTACTCAATGGATTAAACTCAAACGCATTGAAACCTCTATCGTTGATACTTGTTAGCGGTAACGTTTCTAAGTCGCCATGTTCTTTTTCACCAATTAATATCTGCCAATCAACTGGCATTTTGACAATATATTTGCCAATTCTAAGTACCAGTGCAGGGGCACTAAAACTTTCCAAAAAGATTAATGGTATATAATGATAATCTACGTTGTTTGGATTACTGTTATCCAGTATTGCAAATCGTAGGTCATCTATTTCTTCTGGTAATGTTTCTAAGTTATAAAACTTGTTATCTAATGTTAGTATTCGCATCTTTGTAGTATATCACTTATATTTTAGTTTTTCAACATCAAACGGGTAGTTAGCTTCTTTATAAAATGCTTTTCGTTGTGTTAAATGTCTTTTGGCAAATTTGCAATTACTTGTTATATCCCAAATCTGCACAAAATCTTTGTCTTCTGCTTTACGTATTCCTCGACCAATACTTTGTATAACTCTAACAAAACTCTTACCTGGTTCTAATAACATTACATTAAAGATACGGGGAATGTTAATACCAACTGCCGCTACACCATAAGTGGCAATAATGATTTTGTTAGTAGCAGTAGCAATATCATCATAGTGTTCTGTACGTGTTGTACCTTTGGTATCTCCTGAAATGAACACTACATTTTCTTCTTTGATACCATTTTCTTCTAATTTGAGGTGTAACAATTTACCAGCCTCAATTCTATCTACAAGTATTAGTGTGTTGCCTGTTTCTTTAATCTTAGTGGTTAACTCAGCAATTTTATTCAGTCTTTTATCATCACTGGTTAAATATTTCAATTCACTTTGATAGTTACCAAACTCTACACCATCTTGTAACTGTACTATATTAACGTGACACATAGACAATACACCCATTTCTTGTAGTGTACTTGCGGCTAATTGATTGATGACAGGACCTATACTAACATGTAATGATGTTGATTCATGTTTAGCCTTAGGGATAGTTCCTGTTAGCCCCCAACGTAATGGTATATGGCTCATGACACCTGTCAATAATGTTTTCAGTACATCAGCCTTAGCCTGATGTACCTCGTCTACAATAACACAAACCACGCCTTCTAAAAAGTCACCAATTGGTACCTCAGCTTCCCCTGCCTTGGTATTCTTTAACATGTTACCAAGACTTTGCCATGTGCAAATAGTATGTGTCTTGTCATACTCTTTACGTCCACCATAGTAGACACCAACATTTAACCCCAAGTTAATATAGTCACGTTCTGTTTGTGTAACTAAACTTGTGTTAGGTACAATAACAATACTACGACCATATTGTTCAACACTATAGCTTAGTGCCGCGGTCATGATTGTTTTACCTGCACCTGTGGCAATTTCTTGTAATGATTGCGGATTCTTTAGATAGTTATTGATGATTTCAATTTGATAGTCACGCAACACAATAGGCTGACCTTCTGCTGGATGCTTTTTAGGCCATACCTTGTGTTTGAAGGTATCCTCGGACACTTCAGCAAAATTAAACGTTGTTTGATATTGACGTACATCTTCCAATTCAATATCATAACCCGCGGCATCAAGTAATGGTAATATTTCTTCTAATAAATTTACATACGTACTACCAGCTAAACTAAAGAAACTTTGTTTACCATTCCAACGACCTAACCTTACACTTGGTAAGTATCTTGCCCCGGGAACTTCAAACTCAAATTTTTTCATCAATGCTTTGCGCTCAGGTAATTCTAAACCTTCAATCTTTACATTGACTTCGTCTTTAATAATTAATTTACATTGTTTCATTTAATATCCACTGGAGTTGAGTCTACCATTGTAATAATCTTTGCAAACCTATTTTTTGAATCATGTTCTGTTTGATTTCTAAATCCAACAGTAACTGGAAAATCATATTTTCTTTTAATGATTGTATCTTCAAGTATAACATCTATCGTTGTTTTTTGCAATATTTCTAGTAAATCACGTACAGGTTTTACATCAGTATATCTATATGTGTGCAAGAATACAGCATCACATCCTATTTCTTGTAACCATGGCACAATAATTGTTACCTCTGATACTTCTACTTTAGGAAACATATTAGCCATAAAATTTTGTTTTTTATCGCTTATGTCATAAACAGATTCATCTATTGTGACACCGTGATAAACTAAATTGGCAATTGTAATACTGTCAGTATTTAATACCATGTTACCTAAGGCCTCATCCAAATAAATATTTGTAGCAACAATATATAAATTACCATTGATATTACACAATGTGGGTTGCCAATATCTAACATCTTTATAAGATTCTAGTTGATTTAGTAATGACTTGGTAATGTCACAGTAAAACATGTCCTTATAAAATTCATTAGCTACTTCTAACAATATTTTTAGTTGAAATAATCCATAATCAACTTCATGCCTACGCAAATCCTTATTCCATTTAAAGTGATTATTAGGTTTTTTTCTAAAAGCATTTATAAAGTTTTTGTTGTAGGGACTTTTAAAATAAATTTTGTTATCTTCTATGGTAACATGACCTGTTGTATACTGTGGTGAACTTTCAATTACCTGCATGTCCCATGGTAAATAAATCAACTGGTCTACATCCAATTCATGTTTAACAAACTGTCTACGATACTTAAACACAATTTTATAAAACAATTCAACTTGATTAGTAGTAATTTGATCTAATGTTAGTAAATTGGTAACAAACCGTTCATCGAACCTACCTAGGCTGATGTTCTTTTTCATAAAGTGTGCAATATGCTCGGATGTTTTTAATTCTACCATTTTTATATTATAAAGCAATATACCAAGGAAAGCAAATAGAAAGGAAAAAAGGGACCGAAGTCCCTATAAAATTGCATAAGCAATGATTATGATTTCATGCAAGTTGTACGTGCAAGTGATTGCCAATTGCTAGGACTGATCTTAACCAAATCAGCAATTTTCAAACTCATACGCAAGGACACTTCACGCAATTTTGTATGATTGTCCCACATGAAGTCCAGTACCTCAGTTGCCTGAGCATCAGTGAAATCATAGTCTTTGAACAAGCCACCATCAGCATCACGATGGACCTGTTTGATACGCAACATCTTGTCACGCTCACTATCAAT